TGATCACCGACACGAACAGCAGATATAACTCGGTGCTCATGCCAGAGATTGAAAAATGGCTCATGCCTCGAGGGTGGACATATAACCATACTCTCAGGCAGTGGGTCGACACATACACCGGTAGCGCAGTACTCTGTCGCAGTTACTTTCGACCGGGCACGCGCGATGCCTCGCACAACCCGCTCGAGGGTATCAACGTAACATCAGGCGTCGCGCTCATTGACGAGTGCCAAACGCTGAGCGCTGAGGTTGCGCACAAGGCGCTCGGTCGCCTGCGATCAGGGCCGAGCCCGACGCTGATTCTTGTCGGTCTACCGGTCGCAGATGCTTGGTGGTGCCAGATGGCAGAGGATGCCGGCAACCCTCCTCTGCTCTTTACCTCGTATGTAAACGAAGCGAATCTCTCAGAGGCTTGGTTTGAAGCAACCGAGCTCCTGCCCGAAGATGAGCGCGAGGCGATGGTCATGAATCGACCAAAGCCACCAAGCGGGCTCGTCTATCAAGAGTTTGACCTCGAGTCACATGTGATCGATGACTTTGCATACTCGCCTGAGATGACAGGGCGCATAGCGATCGACTGGGGTTTTAGAAAGCCGAGCGTGTTGATCTTGGTCTATGATGAGGCGCGCGAGGCGACTGTGATCGCTCACGAGATCAACCCGCAAGAGGTCACGATCAAGCAGCTCGCGGAGATGATCCTGCGCGTCGCGTGGCCTCGTGCGCTCAGAGATCAAGCGCCCGGCCCTCGCATCTGGCTCGATGCAGGATGCGCAGACAAAGCAGGCAAAGCGCGCAACGATCAGACAGGGCGCAGCGCCTTTCGTGAGATTGCCAAGCCGGTCGAGGCAGGGGGCATCGGCATGCCGTTGCGACACACGACCGACCCAGTGCGCACCGACGTGCTCAATGGGGTGCAGAAGCTCAAGCGCGCCTTTGCTCGCAGTCGCTATCTGATCACGCGCGAGGTGTGGACAAAGGGCGAGCGCGCTACAGGCAACAGCATACGAAAGGCGCTCATGTCATATGCTTGGGACACCAAAGAGCAACCCAAGAAAGACGGCCGTGAAGATCCCCTTGACGCGCTGCGCTACGACTGCATCTTTAACTATTGGGCCGACGAGGTATCGCGCTCGACATACACACCCAGACGCAAGCCGAATCGCACCAAGCGCGCAGGCATCATCACCGATCGAAGGGGCTTTTAAATGGCTGATCCAACCTTGACACCTGGGCTTGCTGATAAGCTGCTCGACCCTAACAACCTCGTCGCAGTCGTTACAGTGGGGATCATGTACATGCTGTGGACGTGGGTCAATAAGCGCTTTGAGCTAGAGAAGCAGGAGCAAGATGAAATCATCGAGAGGCTTGATGACTATCATGATGAGCTCCTCAAACTCGAGGGCCAAATTGAGGCTCTTAGAAAGCAGATCGATCGTGACTGAGTACCCTTACCTCGCACCTAGTGACATCGTACTGCATGAGACTGACTTGAACTGCCGGCAACGAGTCGACCTCACAGCAGACGAGCCAAGCTCAGCAGTCGATCACCCTCAGCACTATCATGCTGAGTCAGGCGTTGAGGTGATCGACGCGATCGAGGCATGGGGGCTCAGCTTCGCGCTCGGTAACGTCGTCAAGTACGTCGCTCGCTCAAGTCACAAGGGCAACGCTCGAGAGGACTTGCAGAAAGCGCTCTGGTATCTCACACATGAGCTCGCAAAATACGACGATTGACTTTGCATGGTGCGAGCGCTGTCGATCGTGGCAGGAGCTCGGCAAGCCTCATCGATGGCGATTCGCAAGATCGATCTGTACCGATGAGCGCCCGACTGACTTTGAGGCGCTAAAGGCTCGAGGCAGGTGGCCTCATACAGGGCTTGACAAAGCGCCCGATTAAGCCAACACTAAAACCGACGCATGTATAAGTCCAACGATCATCTATTGATACCCTCGAGGGCTCATGCGCAAGCTAGACTACAAAGCCGATACAGAGGAGACGCCTCGACACATGAGGGGGCTCCACCCTCGTTTTAGTACACGAGGCATCACCGGTACCATGCTGTCCGGTGGTATGATCTCAGGCTATGAGCGCAACGCACAGCTAACCGGGCTCAATTGGGTGCGTGAGGCTGAGGACATGCTGCGCACCGATCCGGTCGTGCGTCGATCTTGGCATATGCTACGCCAGACCCTGCTCAGCGCGACCTGGCGCTTTGAGTCAGCAGACGATCTCGACCCAGTGTGCAACGAGCTCGCGCGCTTTGGTAATGAGTGCTTTGGGTTTGATGGGTATGCAGGGCAGATGTCTCAATCTTGGGAAGAGCAACTCTCATACCTGCTCGAGTTTGTGCCGCTTGGGTATCGCTACGCTGAAGAGGTCTATCGAGTCGGCCCTGACTTCAACGGCAAAACTCGAGTCTGGCTTGACCTTTATGCTGATCGAGAGCCGAGCGCGCATCTGCGCTGGTTGAGTCGTGATAATCAACAGCTTGACGGTGTTCAGCAGCAGGTTGTCGGTGTAGGAAAGACGCCTGAACCGATCCCATCAAACAAGCTCATCTTGCTCACGTTGAATCGCACCGGCTCCAACTTCGAGGGTTCTGGTATGTTGCGCCCTGTTTGGTGGTGGTGGCGCACCAAGCAAAAGGTCAGCAATCTTATGTGCGTCGGTGTCGATCGTTGGGCAGTGCCGACGCCTCGCGTTAAGGTTGATCGTTCAGTCGCTGAGATGCACGGCTTAACCGATGCAGACATTAACGCGATGATCGATGAGGCAGAGGCGCAGGCGCAAGCTTTCCTCTCAGCTGAGCAAGCATACCTCATTGATAACCCGGTCGTGAGCTTTGATCAGTATGCGAGCGCGCCAAACCTTTACGCTCAAGGCCCACTCGACATCATCAAAGAGTGTGACAACCAAATCTCGCAAGCCTTCCTCGCGCAGTTTGCCAACCTCGGCATAACTGACACCGGCTCTCGCTCTGTTGGCGAGGTTCACTTGTCAGTGTTCCGACGAGCTGCGATTAACCTCTGTGATATTGTCGCGTCTGCTGTCTCTGGGGTCGACCGACGAGGCGCAGGCACGATCGGCAGGTTGATTCGATGGAATTACGGCACAGTCGACCCAAGCAAGTTACCTCGCCTCGTGCACACCGGGCTAGACACCGACGATCTAGCCGATTCTCTCGCGATGCTACCTCAGCTCGTAACGTCTGGTCTGCTTACACCAGACGACGAGCTAGAGCGCGCCATCAGGGAGCGACTAGGAGCTGGCGACCTGCCCGAGGAGGCACAACGATCTGCGCTCGAGAGAACAGCAAGCGCAGGTAATGTCGCTTCACTCGCAGAGGCAGCGATCAGGAGGCGCAAAAATGGCTAGGACTAAAGCCCAAACGCCAGCGCCTAAGCGTGACCAGATCAAAGGGAGCAAGACCAATCCGCAAGGCTCAGCATCAGGCAAGCGAGGTGGTATTGAAATCTCTGAGAGCGTCGCGCGCGCTCTGCAAGGTATGGTCGACAAGCACAACGACCGATACAAAGCTAAGAGCAAGAAAGTCGATCTTGGCTCTCTCAAAGCTGTATTCAGGCGAGGCGCAGGCGCTTTCAGCGTCTCACATCGTCCGGGCATGACTCGCAATCAATGGGCATATGGTCGCGTCAAAGCTTTCTTAAAGCTCGTCGGCACAGGTGAGCGCAAAGAGGCATACACAGGCGACCTCGACTTATTGCCCTCTGGTCATCCTCAAAAGACCGAGGCAAAGTCAGAGGCAGCTCTACTCGCGCCTAAGAAATACGATCACATTGATTTCAAGCCTCCACAGGGTGCAAGCAAGGCAGCCGAGCGCGCTCTGCGTCGTCGTGCTGACAAGCCACCAAGCGAGAGAGGCATGACACCGGTCGGTATCGCGCGAGCTCGTGACTTGATCGCAGGTAAGACGCTATCACCTGAGACTGTGCGCAGAATGCTCTCTTACTTTCAGCGTCACGAGGTCGACAAGCAGGGCTCGACCTGGGAGAGCTACGGCAAAGGCCGACAAGCTTGGGATGGTTGGGGCGGTGATGCTGGGTTTTCTTGGGCTCGAAAGGTCGTGAGTCAAATGGATACAGCAGACAAGAAAGCAACGCTTCGCGCTTATGGCGAGGCAATTCAAGTCAGAGCAGAACAGACCTATGATGTGCCCGAGGGTCTCACAGTCGGCAAGCCGTTTAAGACGCTCGCGCTCGGTCAAGTCAGCTCGCGCATGAATGGTGAGGCGATCGGTGCGCCTGTCTCGCAGGAGCTCCTCGAGGAGATGGTGCGCGTCTATTATGATCGACGCGACGCAGACCCAGTGATTATCGACTGGCAACATGCGACCTCACCCTTTGCCGGTGGTACACCTGCGCCCCCTGAGTCGGGCAACGCGCTTGGCATGATC